AGTATGTATTTTTTACAAAGATGTATCAAAAAATGTACACAAACAAATAATTTGTAAAATTGTCATAATAATTTTTTTTTACATGACATTATGACATTTATCTGTTTACGGCACAAAAGTTGAATCTAATTATATAAATAATAAACCTCAAAAACAAAAAAAACTATGATTTTATCAAACAATGAATTGAACAGAATTTTCGATGAAATTTTCAACGGAACTTCAAACTCTTATTACAAAACCTCAGTAATTTCAAAAAATTCAAATGAAGAGAATTATGAAATAAACCAAACTAAGGATGGTGCATATCTTTTCTTCGAGGTTCCAGGTTTTAACAAATCTAATTTGAAAGTTGAAATGGAAGACGGAATTTTAATTATTGAAGGAAAAAGAGTTTATAAGTTGAACGGAGAGGAAAAAACTAAATCTTTTTCCAAAGAATTTAAAATTGGTAAGGAGTATAATTCATCCGAGATTGAGGCCACGATAGAAGACGGTCTACTAACGGTATTCGTACCTAATTATAAAAAGCAAGAGAAAAAAAGAATCAATCTCCTTTGATGAAAAACCCTCAATTAGTTTGAGGGTTTTTTTCGCACCAATCTATTATCAAATGAACTCTGTCTTCATCACCCTCGTTCATAAAAGAGTGAGGTAATTTATCATTATTCATTTCCCAAATTTCACCAACTTTCATGTTTAGAGATTCTTCACCTACTTTGAATATACACCTTTCATTTGTAATAATGGGAATATGTATTCTTCTTGAGAATTTGAAAGTATTATTTGCACTATCTACGTGAGTTGGTATAATAGTTTTTTTGTAAAGCTTGGTTAAAATTGCTCTGAGTAAATAACCTAACCCTTCGGTGTGTTTTTTTATAACCTCGGATATATTTTTCAAATCATCCTCAAAGAATACGTAATTTTTCGTTAAAACAGGATTGAAATTAGTTGAAAAAAAATCGTCATCATAAACTATTTTTATTGTTTGTGTGTTGACCATATCAGTACATGCCTTTTGTCTCAAAGTAAATTCATTCCAATCCACCTTATTTTCATTCAAAATTTTCAAAATATTGGACACGTCGTAGTTCCCATAATATCTAAAAGATTCATTTACATTCATACTTATAATTATAATTCTTTAGTTAAAATAAAACTTATAAAATTTTTTTATGTCAGTAATCAAAGAAACAATAGAAGGTACTAGAATTATAAATGAGATAAAGTCATCTAATTTGAAAAAAACCGAATATGACACAGAGACAAAAATGATGGTTGTTGAATTTTTGAATGGTTCAAGATATCAATACGAAGATGTACCACATCAAATATATACAAGATTTAGGTTGTCCGAATCTCAAGGGAAATTTTTTTCAACCGAAATTTCCAAAAAATACAAATTCAAAAAACTATAATTTTCGCAGTATTTATTGTGGATGAATAAGTTTCAAAAAATTTTAGATAGTTTTTCTTTACAAGAAAATTTAAATCCCAAGGTATGGGATAATTACGAAGATATTGACAAGGCGTCTCTGAAACCTAATATAAGAAAAAAATTATTAGAAATTGCTGACGAATTTTCAGATAATTTAGGGGATGACGTTTTTGTTGAAGATATTGTTTTGATGGGTTCGTTGGCCAATTATAATTGGTCAGAATTTTCTGACTTTGATTTACATTTATTGGTAGATTTCGAAAAATACGGGAAAGAGGAAGATTTATATAGAGAAATGTTTGATTTGAAAAAAGATAAATTCAACAACAAACATGAAATTACCATTTATGGATACGATGTAGAAGTTTATGCTCAAGGAGCTGATGATGAGCATTCAAGTAGTGCGGTCTATTCAATTATGAATGATGAATGGATTCAAAAACCCAAAAAAGAAAATGCGGAAGTAGATTTTGATTTCTTGAAAAAGAAAGTTAAAGGATGGATTTCAAAAATTGATGATACTATCGAAAGTGAAGATATTGAAAAAATGAAATCTCTTAAAGAAAAAATAAAAAAATATCGGAAAGCCGGATTAGAAAGAGAGGGTGAATTTTCATATGAAAACTTGGTATTCAAATTTCTTAGAAGGTCGGAAATGATTGGTAAACTTTTTGGGGCTTTAAACAAAGAAAAAGATAGAAAACTTTCCATCGAATCCAAATTAAATGAACAAACACAAAGTGACAGATTATTCGGCTCTTCTGAGGTTGAAATTCCAATTGATGGTGCTCATGCAGGTCAAAGTGGATGGCCGAGTGCTAATGCTTGGGACATAAAAGCACCAATTGGAGAACCTGTATATGCAATTGCTAACGGCACTGTAACCACTTTTGAAGATTATGGGCCGAAAATAATCAAAACGAATGGTAAAAAATTATATGGTGCAGGATTTACGGTTAAAAGTACTGATGGTTTACCAAATGTTTTTTATACACATTTACAAAACGTTCAGGTTCGAAAGGGCTCATCTGTTCAGTGTGGACAGTTATTAGGTTATGTCATGGATATGCCTGGTAGTTCTTATGACCACGTGCACATCGGGGTAGAATGGGGACATAACATCAGAGAATTTTTAAATGATGATGGTACACTAAAATGCTCCAAAGGTAGTATTCAAGCGGCACCAAAGTCTGAGAGAAAGAAAAAATTTAATAAAGAACAAGAGATGGTTTGGAACACATTGTCAGACTCTGTTTTTTTGAAAAAAATAATGTCATATGTTCAAGATGGATTATATTTTGAATATACACCTGGTCAAAAAATTCCTTATGAACAACCAGTAGAAGTTATACAGTCTGGTTTACAATTTTTAGGGTTTTCATTACCAAAATACGGAGTGGATGGAAAGTACGGACCTGAAACTCAAGGAGCAGTGAAAGATTTTCAATCGAGTAACGGTTTACCACAAACAGGAATTTTCGGTGTAGAAGACTCAAAATATCTTTTAGCGATGTTGATACAGAAAGGGTTTTCTGATTCTAACTTGAGGGGTTTACAGTACGAAAGGGATTTTGATTTAGAATATAAAGCAGACCAAGAATTTTATGAAACCTTACTGAGAAAATTGGGTGCCCCTATTACAAATGAAAATATGAAATTTTTACTTGCTTGGAGACAAGCTGAGGGCAAAGCGGGAAACTTCAACCCATTCAATACCACTCACAAGCTAGAAAATTCAACTGATTTTAATTCTGTAGGAGTTCAAAATTATCAAACATTAGATGATGGAATGTATGCAACTCTCAGGACCTTGACGAATGGGAGGTACAATTGTATTGTATCAGGCTTGATAAATGATATTGGCGCATCGGAAATTGCTAAATGTTCCTCTTTGAAGACATGGGGAACAGGGGATTTAGTTGAAAAAGTGATTGATGGTTATGAGAATGGTGCATCGATTAAAAGCCCAAGTCTCAGATAATTAGATTATTTCTCAAAACTCTTATATTTATAAAGAAAAATTAGATGGCCTTAGTAACATATCTTTTAGGACCCTGTTCTGGTGGTTCTGCGATTTTAGTAGATTTTGATAGTTCGTCACTTCCTGCGGTGAATGGTAACTATTATTTGACTTTTACAGGGGCAACTCCTGAGGGATGTTATGATATAATTGACAATGCTGAGCCTGCTACAGGTGTCGATAAAGTTCTTACCATGTCATCTAATTATGGTGATTGTGGCACATGTTTAGTGGTCCCAACCCCTACTCCAACAGCTTCAGTCACACCAACCCAAACATCTTCGCAAACTCCAACTCCGACAAAGACACCAACACAAACACCAACTCCGACAAAGACACCAACACAAACACCAACTAATACAGCAACAAATACAGCAACACCAACTAATACATCTACTCCAACACAAACGCCAACTAATACAGCAACTAACACGGCATCTCCAACACAAACGCCAACTAATACAACAACAAATACAGCAACACCAACTAATACACCTACTCAAACTCAAACCCCTACCAATACATCAACTAATACACCGACACCAACAAAGACTCCTACTCAAACTCAAACCCCTACCAATACATCAACTAATACACCGACACCAACAAAGACTCCGACACCGACTCCAACTCCTCCTGGTTTTTGGGAAATCGTGGATTGTTTCGGTACTTCATCTATTGTTGAAATTTCAGGTGTATCCCCAAGTATTGGAGAAATGTATTTATTCACATTTGACAATAACAATTTAGATTATAATTGTTATTTTGTCACCGATACAAGTTACGGTCCGATAGTTGCTACTGCAATATACAATGATGGTCCATTTGTTGATTGTGCTGAATGTGGTGTGGTATATACTGGAACCTCAGTGAATCAAAATTATGAATATACTGCGGGTATGTTAGGTTCTTTCAGTGGCGGAACATTACCACCAGGAACACAAGTACCTCATCCGGGATATGCAACTCAAAACGGAATAGCAATCCAACTAAACGCCATAACATTAGGAGGATTTAACGGACTCAATAATTAAAACATATAAAAAAATATAAAAATGGGAGACTTAAAACCAATAGGGAGTGAAAAACTCACAGGTCAAGACAAAATCAAAAGAATTCTTGAAATCGCTAAGTATAATGAAACAATTCCGAATTCAGTAAACGAAACGGCAAAATCATTCTATTCAATAAATCTAGCCGATGGTAATGATTATCAGATTGTAAAAGAAAAACAAGGATATATAATCAAGAAAATAGTTTCTGAGTCTGAGTTAGATTACATAGAGCCTATGAAAAATAGGAAGTATTATTCTTCATATTCACAGGCGTTCAAGAGACTAAATCTATTGGCCGGAGAGTTGAATAGATTGAATGAAAATGAAGGTGGAGTAGAATTATATGGTGAACAAAAGAAATTTGTTCTGAAAACTCCTAAACCTGAACCCGTTGATGCAGAACCACCGGCACCACCAGCAGAACCGCCAGCGGTTCCTCAACCAGAATTACCTGATTCACCTGTTGGAGGGGAAGAAGAAATGGATATGAGTGCTGAAGAAATGCCTGATGGTGAACTTGAATTGGATGCAGATATGGAAATGGATGATACAGAATCTGCTCCTGAGGGTGAACCTGAAATGGATGATTCTTCAGAAGATATGTCATCGGCATCTGATGAGATGGTAACATTCAAGACAATTCAAAAATTGACAGGAAAACTTACACAAAAAATTAGAGAGTTTGATAATCAAGACGGGATGACTTCCGAAGACATAAAATATGTAATAAACATGGTTCTTTCTTCATTAGATTTGAAAAACTTATCTGAGGAAGACAAAGAGGATATCATGTCTAAATTTGAAGATGCGGAAGAAAGACCTGAAGGAGATATGGACACGGATATGTCTGATGATGAATTGTCATTAGATGATGAGGATATTACCTCAGATTCGGAAGTTGAAGATATTGAAGTAGATATGGACAAACCAAAGGCTGAGATGGGTGAAATGAACTCTGGAAACGGTTCAATACTTGATAGTATCTTCAAAGAATCAAAAGTTGATAAAGTTTTATCAAGATATTTCGAAATCACAAAGAAGGAAATCTTGGAGTCAAAAGAAAAAAAACAAAGAAAAAGTAAAATACAAGAGGTAACTCTAAGAAAAAAAATGACAGAAGTAGTGAAACTTTCTGAGTCTGTTAAACAAGAACTTGTCTCAGAAAAATTTTTAAGAGCAAATCCTTCTTTCAATGTTGTTGGTAAAACAAATAAAAAAAATATAGTTTTTGAAAATAACCAAAAACAAATTAAAATATCACCTGAGGGAGAAATTTTATGAGTAAATTGGTTTTCGTTAATGGTTTAGGACCTAACTACAAAGGCGATAACATTTACGAATTCATATTTTCTGACGAAAATTTGGAAGATGTTTGGGGAGAAAATTGGGAATCAAAACCAAGTAATGGTTATCCATCACCTCCGAATTTGAAATATATAAAAAAGGTAGGAGTTTTGAGAAATACTGATGTTAAATTGGAATTGATTCAGAACTCCGATTTTTTTTGTATGATAGATGCCTTAGATGATGTAGTTGCGATGGCTTGGGAACCTGAAGAAATAAAGGGACATAAAAGAATGATTTTTAGGTTCGGAGAGTCAGAGCAAGTTATAAAAGATAAATTATACGAGAGAGATTTGATTCTCGAATTTGAAAAGAAAGTTGTATATGAAAATTAAAATTAAATCATTGGAACTTATTGAAAAAGGAATCCCTTCAAGAACTGTTCTGAAATTGAATGAATCTGAAATAAATTTATTACATTCAAAATTATTTGGTGAACAAATACAATCCAAAGGTGCTCCCGTACAAATCAAAAGTACAACACCAAATGCGATTCAAACGGTAAAAAACTTATCTACACAGGGGGTTCCTGTTCAGATGATTGAAAAAGAATTAGAGGAAGAGGAAGAAGTTGATATGGACCCAAATCAGAAGAAACAAACTCAAGACCCACAACAAGTTGGTCCAAGTTCAAACGATGGGTTCGGACCGGATAAAACAGAAGACTCTTCCATGAATGATGATGGTATGTATAATTTTGAATCGATTGAAGAGTCAAAAAAGAAAAATGCGAAAAATCCCTGGGCTATTTGTACTGCAAAAATGGGAGAAGAATTCGGAACTACGGAAAGAAGTGAGTGGACAAAAAAACAAAAAGCCAAGTATGAAAGTTGTGTTATGGGTGTGAAAAAATCTTTGGAAGAAAGTAAAAAAAATGTATCTTTGTTTTTAGAAACAGAAATTCAAAAAATTGTCGAAAGACATCTTTCTCCAAAAATTACAAAAAAAGACCTCATGAAATACTTGAGAGAATCGGAACCAGCTACAGCACCCCCAAAACCGGCTACACCTACAAAACCGGCTACACCTACAAAACCAAAACCTAGACCCATGAGACCTGGACAAAATCCTAATCCAGGTGAAAAAGAGTCACCGATGGCAGTTGAACCAGAAAAAGTCAAAGACAAAGTTATATCTACTATAATGAAAATGTTGAGAAAAAAATGAAAAAAAGAACATTAGAAGCAATTGATTATGGGAATTATCCTGAGAGGATGGACCCAAACTTAGAAAGAAAACTTTCAAGTCCCGAAAATTTATATGCTAGCTCACCAGCATTCCAAAAAGGGGTTGAAGATGTAGAAAGGTTAGCAACAGAACGTTTCAAAACGGTCGTTGATAAGCTGCGTCAAGTCAAAGGGATGGAAAGACTAACTCCTAATGTAATTCAAAGAATTTATATGGAGGAGATGAGTAAGGTACCTATGATTTTAAGAATCGAATCTCAACATAGAGAGGAATTGGAAGAATTGGCTAAAGATGTTTGTTTGGATGAAACTGAGACACCTGAGGATTGGTATCAAATTGAAGCCATGTTAAATAGAGAACCTATTGACGTGGACAATTTTAGATACGAACCCGAAGAACCCGAAGATGAAGATGATGAAAATGAAGAAAAAAAACAGAGTTTGAGTTTTGATGATTTTGATATTGAAAATTTGACACCACAAGAAGAGTTTGAGTTAGAGAAACACAAAAGAAATATTATAAATGCTCTTGTTCAGGGTGCCGCAAAAAAAGGACACTACTTATTTCAAAAACCTGAAGTTAAAACTAAACTTGACGCAATCGACTCAAGATTGTACCCAGCTTATTTGGGGGTTATGGCCGTCAATGATTTATTGTATTTCACCATGGAACAAATGATTGAACACATGTCAGCCACAGGAAATGGTGTTGCCGGTAAAGTATCGTTGGAGGATGCTGATGACAAAGGAGGAGAAGGAGAAGAAGATTCTCAAGATAAACCAGACACCAAAATAGTTGCCGAGGGTTTATTTTTTCCAATTTTATGTCATGAAATTATTAAAGGAATCAAAAAGGCTAACGCTAGATTTGGTCTACCCAAGGACCCTCAAATGCGTGAAAAAGTGAAAGCAGCTGTTGATGTTCTCTCTAACGAACCCATGCAGTTGCGGTTAGGACCTCCTGTTGTAGAAAAACTTAGATTTGCGTTACCCGACGAAATGTTTCTTCCTGAAAATAAAGGTTTGATAAACTGGTTTGAAATCGAATTATACCAAATTCCAAATCGTGAATTTCTTCAAATTTTTGGCGATACAATTTCAAAGATTCCATCAAAAGTTTCAAAGGCTAAAGAACGTTACAGAGAAATCATGAAAAAAGCGATGGAACTTAAAAAAGAGTATGAAGATTATTTGAAAACTCAAAAGAAAAGTGATGATTCCGATATTGACGATGACGATAGTTTGGACGACTTCTTGAGTAATTTAGGTATAAGTCGACCCAAATAATTTTGGATGACGAAAGAACAACTAATTATTGAATATACAAAATGCATGAGGAACACTCCGTATGCATTAAAAACTTATTTACAAACTTACGATAACACGGTATCTAAGTACGTTCCTTTAGATTTATTTCCTGACCAAGTAAGATTGATTGAAGATTATGATGCTCATAATGAAAATATTGCCCTAAAATACAGACAAGCAGGTGTTTCTACCGTGACAGCAGCTTGGGCTTCAAAAAAATTAGTTTTCGCAAAAAAACAAAAACCTGAAAAAATTCTAATAATTGCCAATAAACTTGACACTTCCGTCGAGATGGCTAACAAAATAAGGTCGTTCACGGAACAATGGCCTGAGTGGGTTGGTATCGGGTTTTCTGCAGAAAAAAACTCACAAAGACATTTCAAACTTTCAAATGATTGTGAAGTAAAGGCAGTTGCTACATCTAAAGATGCCTTACGTGGTTACACACCTACAATATTAATTTTTGATGAAGCAGCGTTCATTGAGGCGGACAATGATTTTTGGTCTGCATGTATGGCCTCACTTTCTACAGGTGGTAAAGTTATAGTTGTTTCAACACCAAACGGATATGACCCAATCTATTATGAAATTTATGACCAAGCACTCAGAGGAATGAATGAGTTCAAAATTTCAGAAATGTTTTGGTATCGAGACCCGAGATATACAAAAGACCTTTATGTTGTAAAAACAAACGACTTAGTTCATTTTCTTCTCAATAGAGAAGACTACGCCAAAGATGTAGTTATTGACCTTTCAATAGAAAATCCATATGAGAGAGACCATTCAATTACAACAGATTACATAAACAAGGGTTATAAACCATGTTCTGCGTGGTTCGAAGGAATGGTCAAAAAACTAAAATTTGACCGAAGAAAAGTTGCCCAAGAATTGGAGTGTAATTTTTTGGGTTCAGGTGATAATGTTTTTGAGTCTGAATTGATGCAAAATATTGCAAAAAACAGTCTCCGAGAGCCACAAGCTAAATTGATGGGAAGTTCTCTTTGGATTTTCAAAGAACCTGAAAATAATCATAAGTACGTAATGGGTGTTGACGTTTCAAGAGGTGATTCTGAGGATTTTTCATGTATAGAAATTATTGACTTTGATACCAAAGAACAAGTATTAGAATATGTAGGTAAAATCCCTCCAGATGTACTTGCGGAGATTGCTTACAAATGGGGTACAATGTACAGAGCTTACTGTGTTATTGATATAACTGGTGGAATGGGAATTTCTACTGCCCGAAAAATGCAAGAATTAAACTATGAGGGAGGTTTATATGTTGACAATATAGACCCAAATAAAAAATGGAAATGGGACCCAAAAGCTAATGAAAAAATACCTGGTATAAATTTTAATTCCAAAAGGGTTCAGATAATTGCATCTCTTGAAGAGGCAGTAAGACATGATTTTAAAATCTATTCCAATCGTTTATATAACGAAATGAATACCTTTATTTTTATAAACGGTAGGCCTGACCATCAAAAGGGACACCATGATGATTGTATAATGGCCATATCTATGGCGATATATGTTGCAGAGAAATCATTTCAATCATTACAAAAAGTTGTCAACCACACTAAAGCAATGCTAAATTCATGGACCTCAACCGTAAACGAAAATAAAAACACCTCAGATTATTTTAATCCTATGGTTCCTCAGTCTAATCGTAATTCAGGTATATATCCAACAAACGGTCCAACTAAGGCCGATTATCAAAAATATGGGTGGTTATTTGGGACCAAATAACTATTTATATTATTGATTAGACAAGTAAAATTAAAAAATGAGTGAACAGAATTTAACGATTTGGCAAAGGTTATCCAAAACCTTTGGACCCAATTCTTTGTTAGGTCAAGATTATCCCACATATAAGTTTGACAAAAAAGTATTATTACGTACAACTGACAGAACTGAATATGAGAGGGAAAAGTTACAAGCACAACAAAGTTTTTATTTAGCAAATCAGTGGGCTAAAGTTGAAAACAATCTATACTCTCAGGCCATTTATTATGAACCATCAAGGTTATCGGCACAATATGATTATGAGTCAATGGAATACACGCCTGAAATTTCCGCAGCTTTGGACATTTATGCTGAGGAATCAACAACAACTAATGAAGATGGATTTATTTTGCAAATTTACTCGGAATCTAAAAGAATCAAATCAGTTTTAGCTGACCTTTTCAACAATACTTTAGATATAAACACAAATCTACCCATGTGGACAAGAAACACTTGTAAGTATGGTGATAACTTCGTTTATCTTAAATTGGACCCTGAAAAAGGAATTGTTGGTTGTCAACAATTACCTACAATCGAAATCGAAAGAAGAGAAGTGGGAACATCACAGAAAATTACAGTTGAACCTGATAAGCCTGAAGATAGAAAAGCACTTCACTTTGATTGGAAAAATAAAAACATGACATTCCAATCATGGGAAATTGCACATTTTAGATTATTAGGTGATGACAGGAGGTTACCTTACGGTACTTCAATGTTAGAAAAAGCAAGAAGAATTTGGAAACAATTATTATTATCTGAAGATGCGATGTTGATTTATCGTACTTCTAGAGCACCTGAAAGAAGAATTTTCAAAGTTTTCGTCGGAAACATGAACGATGATGATGTTGAAGCATATGTACAGCGTGTTGCCAACAAATTCAAGAGGGAACAAATAGTAGATAGTAAAACGGGTCAAGTTGATATGAGATTTAATCAGATGGCGGTAGACCAAGATTATTTCGTTCCTGTCAGAGACCCAGCAGCACCGAGTCCAATTGACACACTTCCTGGTGCACAAAATTTATCAGAAATTGCTGATATTGAATATATTCAGAAAAAATTACTAACAGCTCTTAGAGTTCCTAAAGCATTTTTAGGATTTGAGGAGGTGGTAGGTGATGGTAAAAACCTTTCCTTACAAGACATCAGGTTTGCCAGAACAATCAATAGGATTCAAAAAAGTATGCTACAGGAATTAAATAAAATTGCAATTGTACATTTATTCCTTTTAGGCTTTGAAGATGAACTTGAGAATTTTACTTTAGGTCTTACAAATCCCTCTACTCAAGCCGACCTACTCAAAATTGATGTTTGGAAAGAAAAGGTCACACTATATAAAGATATGGTATCTGACCCAGGAGGTGGAATATCTGCAACATCTACAACCTGGGCTAAAAAACATATTTTTGGTTGGTCAGATGATGAAGTCAAATTGGATTTACAACAACAAAGATTAGAAAGAGCTGTGGGTGAAGAATTGAAAGCAACACCAACGGTAATAACAAAAACAGGAATATTTGATAATTTAGACAAACTATATGGGTCAACCACTGGAGGAACTACAACACAATCAGCACCTGAAACAGGAGGATTTGAACCCTCAGGTGCGGAAACAATGGCACCACCGCCCCCAGAACAACCAGCACCTGAAGCTCCAGCAGCACCTGGAGCAACTCCTGAGGGAGGTGAAGTTACACCAGAATCCAAAACTAAAGAATTAAATATTTTAGTTGAAAATAACTTTATTGAAGGTCCAACAAACATAGATTTATCACATGGACAAAATTCTTTGGGTGAAATTACAAAGGAGTTAAACAAGTTACTAAATTCATAATATTTATTTGTAAATCCACAGTAATGACATTCGGACAGATAAAAACCGCCATAGAAAACCATCTTATTGAATCTTATAAAAATGAAAAAGATTTTAAGAAAAGTATCAATGAATTCAGGTCTAACATATTGAATAATAAATCAATATCTAAACTTTACTCTATTTACGACCAATTGTCTACAAATCAAGGTCTGAATGAAAGCGACGCTAAAGATTTTTTAGAAGAGGGTTTGTCTGTAATCAATAGAATCTTACCTACAATAAAATTACCCAAACTTGCTAAGGAAAATACAAATAACAATTATAAAAACATAGACACTTTAGTTTATACGAATAATTTAAATTTGTCTGAACGTGTAAATGCGAAAAAAGAAATTATCCAAATTCTAAAATCGAAAAAAGAAAATTTAAAAGAGTCTATAAAGATACCTGTGTCTAGTATGGTCAAAATTGCGAATCAGACATTAGAAAATTACATCACAAACATGGATGAGGATTCTAAAAAAATTTTCATGAACGTCGTGAAAACAGATAGTAAAAACTTGATAGAAGATTATCAAAATTTGAAAGACTCCACAATAAATAAATTGAAAACAATTCTCACAAATGAATCTGAGGAAGAATTAAAATTCAAAATTGAAGAAACTATAGAAAAAATTCAAACTCAGGACTTTAATCAGATGAACTATGTGAAATTGATGAGTTTGGAAAAAAATTTATAAATTATTTTTTTTTCTCTGAGTGTATTTTGCTTTCAGTAATGCTTTTCTTTTAGTAACGGACTTTTTCTCAAATTCTTTCTTTTCAAGTAATTTTTGATTCTGTTTTGTCTTTATTACCTTGGATTTCAAAACTTTCAAAGCTTTCTCTAAATTTTCCGATTTGGTTATTTCAATAATCAACATATTTTATATATATTGTGTTTTTGACAATAAATAACTTTATGGTTACTTTTGTATCAAAATAAACTATGAAATATGAAAATGAATGAAAAAAGGAAAAAGTGTAAAATTAAATTTATTTACACCAATTAAATCGGTATACGGAACAGTAGATTCAAAAAATTTGAAATCAATTTACATAAATATTCAATCTTGGGTTTGTCCCAAAATTGAATATGATAATTGGAACAGAGTTGTTTGTAATTTAAACCGTGAAATAAAACATTCTGTATACAATTCAATATCACAAGAAATTTTTTTAGAAAAAAATATTGTTGATTTAGATTTGAGAACCAGTGGTATAAACAAAGGAAAAAAATCTTTTTTTAATTTAGAAGTAAATTTATTCGTTACACAGGACTACGAATTCAAGTCACCAATTTTAAAAGAAGGTATCAAAAAAATTGTAAAAAATATTTACACAAATAATATTTCCAACAACAAATATTTTGATTTTTCGAAATCAAAAAATTAAACAATACTAGCAATATATTTATCTTTTAAAAGGAAGAATGAAACAACTCAGAATTTTAGAAGCACATGAAACGGGGCACGGCATTTTGATTGAGATGGATGCTGGTTATGTTTCGCCGCGAGATGAACATAATGCTAATATGTTAAAAGAAGCAAAAAATTTAGATTATAGAAATCCTTTTGAATTTTATGCTGTACTTCAGAAATACGATACTCCGAATAGAAACGGAAGATTTTATCCTGAAAAAATATTGAAAAGAGAAGCCGACAGATATAGAAAAATAATTGAGAAAGGTTTATCTACTTCTGAATTGAATCATCCTGAATCTTCACTTATAGATTTAGATAGGGTTTCACATTTAATTACTGATGTTTGGTGGGATAAAAATATTTTGATGGGAAAATTAAAATTATTAACTACTCCAGGTTTTCATGAAAGAGGGATTGTTTCAAGTAAAGGTGATGTTGCGGCAAATTTAATGAGACAGGGTGTGACTATGGGGGTATCGTCGAGAGGGGTTGGTTCTCTAAAGAAAGTAGGAGAAAGAAATGAAGTTCAAGATGATTTTGAATTGATTTGTTTTGATTTGGTATCTTCTCCCTCTACACCAGGTGCTTACTTGTTCTCCGATGTAAATGACAGACATAAGTATGAAGAAAACCTCGAAGAAGAAAAAAAGGTAAAATCAGACCCTACCACAAACAAATCGCTTGATTTGATGAAAAAATTATCCGATTATTTAGGAAAATAATTTAACCATGGATGAAAAGTATTTTGTAGCAAAAATTCAATATGAATTGCCTGATGAAGCAACAGGAAAAATTAAAAAAATCAGAGAAGAAAAATTAGTAAAAGGTTTTTCAGTTACTGATGTTGAGGCCAAGGTAACCAAAAGATATCAATCTTTTTCGTATGATTGGCGGATAACCTCTGTTTCAGAAAGTAAAATTGATGAAGTTATAGAAAAATAAAAGTGGTCAAACGACCACTTTTTTTTTTGGTGATATTTATTGGTTATGGTAAAAAGAATTGTTGCATCAGGTAATATTGAAGGTACTGATTATGATTATTTATATAACACAAACAACTTTTCTTACTTTTTGCAATATTTGGACACTTACAGACCGTATGAGTTGAATTTTGCTGGATTATCAGAATTTCAAGATACTGGTGTTGAAACAAATGTTGTTTTTGACGTGGTTTTTAAAAACATAGAAGGTGTTAGTGTAAACGCAGTTGTCTTGGGTTCGGATTATAAAGATGTATTTAATTACGTGTCACAAAATTTGGGTAAAGTAATAAAAATAAGTAAATCAAATTTACAACTTACAAATATATAAGTCATGTTTCAATTAGCGGAAGGTCCTATAGGAGGTATTGAAGGTGGTGGAGGCAAGGGGTCCACAGGTTATTGGAATGTAATTTTAGAAAATGGAAACACCAACGTTTGGACAAATACTAACTCCGAGTTCGATTCAATTAAACAAATTACCCAAATTGAAAGTTATTATAAAGAAAATGGTATTACAATCAGACAAATGAAATTTGTTGATGGTGAGTACACAATTTGGGAAACTCCAAGAGATGCGAAATTTTATAGAGCAAAAATAAATTCTAATGACCCAAAAATAAAAAATAATTTACTAATAGCAGCAGAGAATTATGATGCGGCAATAACGGCAGCCCAAACCTTTGGAATTACAAAGTCTATTTCTGATAGGGAATTAATTTTTATGGGTTCAATAAGATAATTTTTATGGCAATTTATTTAGTTACAAAATTGGAAAATGGAAAAAGGAATACATTTGTTTGTGAAACAAATAATCTCTCTCCAACCAATTCTATTCCTGGAGAATATTTACAAATAAGTTATCAAAATGTTGATAGTCTTATAAATATGAATACAGAACTTCCAGTTTATATGACAATTTATTTTGATAGTTTCGGAACTAAAAAAACCTCATACATCTGCGGAAACTCATTCGATAGTGTATTTGATTTTCTTAGACGTAATTATGACGCCTCAGATTTTCAAGTCATAACTAAAACAAATTACAGTTGGTACGAAATTAGATAATATTATGGGTAATTATTTAGTAAATTGGACAAATGGAAGTTCTCAAGAGAATTTTTTAGTTATGGCCAATTCTTTTTCTTCTGCGGCAGACATCGTTTGGGTGAAAAAATCTTTCGAGGGTTCTATACAGTCTCTATATGCAACAAATCTGTCCATAGATAAAGAAATGGGTCGGAATGTTTATTATGTTGTTATGGGTGATGGTAGTAAATTTTTTATAACTTCAGAGACATGGTTAGATGCGAAGGGTTGGGTATATGAAACCTTGGGTTCAGATGTTGATACAATAATGTCTTTGGATAGGGTATATGTGTATTAAATTTTTTTTATTACTTGAAAATCAACTTTTTTGGTTTTAGGTAATATTTATAAGATAAAAATTAGATAATTTCTCATGCAAGAAAATAAAAATTTAGTAGAAGAGGCGCTCATTCAAATGAAAAACGTTGAAGAGGCTATCGCCGAGAATGCAAAAGGAATACTTGCTTCAACTATGAAGGAAGAAATCAACCAATTAGTAAAAGAATCTCTTTCTGAACAAGACGAGATTGAAGACGACGAAGTTGACATGTCTGATGAAGTGGAAGACACTGAAATGGACATGGATACTGATAAAATGGATGATTTTTCGGATGAAATTGAAATTGATTTCGAAAACGAACCCGAAACTCAAGATTTAACCGGTTTACCCAACGACGAACTTTTCAAAATCTTCAAACGTATGAATCCTGAGGATTCAATCACAGTTGTAAAAGATGGTAACAATTTACACATCACTGACGATGATTCTGATGTTGAATATTTAGTCAACATGGGTGAGTCTAAAAACAAAAGACAAACTATGAAAGAAGAAATGGAGGAAGCAACAATCGATGACATTATGGCTACTTTATTTGATGAACCAGAAACTGAAATGGAAGTAGATGTAGATTCAATGGATGATGATACTGAAACTGAAATGAATGTTGATGTCGATACCGACGATATGGAATCAGAAGACGAAGTAATGTATGAAATCGAACTAGGAGAAGATGACGATGAGGCTGATGATGAAGCTGATGATGAAGCTGATGATGAAGCTGATGAAATGGCTGAATCGGATGACTTAGAAGAATCGGATGACTTAGAAGAATCGGATGACTTAGAAGAATCTGATGACTTAGATGAGTCTGATGACTTAGAAGAATCTGATGACTTAGAAGAATCTGATGATTTGGAAGAATCAGATGACTTAGACGAGGGTAATTGGGAAGAATCTATAGAGGAGTCTTACAATCACAAGAAAGCGATAAAACCTAAAGGTGTTGGAATT